GACTATCAAACATTGTTACTTAAACTATCACAGAAACTTGGGTGTTCTCCTTATGATATAAGCAAGATAAAAAAACTCAATGAGGATGACTCAACTGAAGACTTCATTGACTCACTAACCGAATAATATGACTGATTTTCGAAAATACCAAGACTATCCAAAGAAAGTTATCAGTGGTGAAATAGTAGCCTGTCGGTACATCAAGTTAGCTTGTGAGAGATACCTTTCTTGGTTCGAAAGAAAGGATATGGAATTTCGAAATCAGAATGTCGATAGAATAGTCAATGTCATCGAGAAGATGAAACACTACTCAGGTAAGAGTGCAGGGAAACCATTCATCCTTGAACCTTGGGAGAAGTGGATTATATCCAACATCTATGGTTTCTACTGGAAAGACTCAGGGTTAAGGGTTATAAACAAAGTGTTTATACTTGTTGCAAGAAAGAATGGTAAGTCAGCACTGATTGGTGCAATGAGCATAGCAGAGTTACTATTAGGTGAGTCAGGAGGCCAGGTATACAACATTGCTGCATCGAGGGAGCAAGCAAAACTACTCTTTGATATGGAGTCTGCATTCGGTAAGAGTCTTGACCCAAAGAGAAAGCATATGAAGTTCCAAAGGGACAGAATATACTTCAATGCTAAGAATTCATATTCAAGATGTCTTGCATCAGACACAGGAAAACTCGATGGATTAAACCCTTCTTTCTTTGTGTGTGATGAGACTCATGCTTATCCCGACAGTAAGATATATGATGTTCTCATAAGTGGTCAAGGTTTCAGAGAAAACCCATTAGCAGTTCAAATTTCAACCGCCGGTTACAGGATGTATGGTTTCTGTCACTCATACAGACAGATGTGTATTGACATTTTAGAGGGACTCAAACAAGATGACACTCAGTTTGCTGCAATTTATGAACTTGATGATGAAGATGACTGGACCGATGAGAAAAATTGGATTAAAGCAAACCCAAACTTGGATGTCACTCTCAGTAGAAAGTATCTCAGAGACCAAGTTAATGCTGCAAAGAACCAACCATCCCTTGAAGTTGGAGTAAGAACTAAGAACTTCAATCAATGGGTTTCTTCTTCAGATGTCTGGATAACCACTGAGACCATTCAGAAACAGTCAAGGGACATTAAACTTGATGACTTCAAGGACAAACCAATCTATGTGGGTGTTGATTTAGCAGCTGTAAGTGACATTACAGCAGTGACTCTGTTAGCAGAGAATGAGGATGAACTTTTCACAAAGACATTCTACTACCTACCATCTTCTTGTCTTGAAGGAAATGTCAATAGTGAGAAGTACAAGTTGTGTGCAAGGACCGGTGAGTTGGTTATCTGTCCTGGAAATGTGACAGATTACAGCATCATCACCAATGACTTCTTGAAAATGAGAGACTCAGGTCTTAACATTCAAAGTGTGTTCTATGACACTTGGAACAGTACTCAGTGGGCAACCGAAATGACTGACAATAATTTCAATCTTGTACCATTCTCACAAACCATAGGTAACTTCAACAGAGGAACAAAAGAGTTCGAGAGAGGGATAAAACAGGGTAAGATAGTGATGGATAACAATGAAATCACTAGGTGGATGTTTTCCAATGTAGCTCTAAAATTTGACCACAATGACAATTGCAAACCAGTTAAGGGAGGTGATGAAAGTGGTAAGATAGATGGAGTCATCTCCAATGTTCAAGCACTTGGAGGGTACTTGACAGAACCCCATTGGAACAACATCATATAAGTCTTAAATAGAGTTAAAAATTTTTTGTTATATTATTAGTATATAGTATGGAAATTTGAACAGGAAATGGGACTTTTAGACATATTCAAAAGAAACAGAAATGATGTGCATGATGCTATTCTCACTACACCTTCAATCCAACCAGTCAACACAGGACTACTTTTCGGAAATCTTTTTCAGAATGGTAATTCACTAACTCTTTCAGCAGTATACAGATGTGTTGAACTTATCAGTGATAGTGTAGCAATACTTCCGATAGACATAGAAACAAAGGATGGTAAATACCTACCCAATCACCAACTCTACCAAGTCTTTGATAACAGAGACAATCTTCTTGACAAATACACTTTCATCAAGATGTTGGTTCAGTCGGTACTTCTTAAAGGAAATGGATTTGCTTTTATTAACAGACACCAAGATGGAAGTGTTAAGTCTTTGAGATTTCTTGAAAGTAGTGATGTAACAATCAACTACAACAAAGAGACAGGGAAACTCTACTACACTGCACCACTTATTTCGAAAAAACAGATTGAGAGTGTCAATATGATACATTTGAAAAAGTTCTCATACAATGGTATAGAGGGGATTTCAGTTCTATCATTTGCAAGTAACTCTGTTAAAAATAGCAAAAACACAGAACAAAGTGCATCAGACTTTTTCAGTAATGGTAGAAATCTCGCCGGTATCTTGAAAGTCAATTCTCCTTTGACCCCACAACAGACCAAAGATATTAAACATGCCTGGTCGGAGACTTACACCAATAATGGTCAGGGTATAGCAGTACTTCAAGGAAATATGGACTTTCAACCTATCTCAGTAAGCAGTGCAGATGCCCAGATGATAGAGAGTAGACACTTCAATGTCACTGATATTTGTAGATGGTTCGGAGTCAATCCCATACTTCTTGGTGAAGAGGGTGGTAGTCAGTATGGAGTAGTTGAGTCTTTACAAAGAGAGTTTGTTTTACATACACTTCTCCCTTATGTAAAGATGATAGAGGAAGAATTTAATAGAAAACTCCTTAAACTCAGTGAAATAAACAACATCAACATCAAGTTTGACATTGAGTTCTTGTTGAAAGCAAACAAGAAAGAGGAAGCAGAATACCTTGTTGCTCTCAGTAACAATGGATTACTTACACCAAATGAATGCAGATTGCAGTTGGGTTATCAACCAATTGAGGGAGGAGACCAACTCCACATTGCATTCAGTGATGTAAATCAAAATACAATCAACAACACAGATGATGAATAAAGAAATCAGAACACTCCCAGTAGAACTCAGGGCAAGTGGTGATGAGGAAAGTAGAACCATCGAGGGTGTTGCAGTTGTTTTCGACTCTTGGTCAAGGGACTTGGGTGGTTTCACCGAAATGATAAAGAGAGGTGCAATCACACAGGAACTTCTCGATAATTCAGACATAGTTATGAACAGAGACCATTCGGATGACAAAATGTTAGCAAGATGGAACAAAGGGAAGGGAACACTACAACTCGAATTGAAAGATGATGGTCTTCACTTCAGATTTGAAGCACCTACCACTGAGTTAGGTAATCAAGCTCTATATGATGTGAGAAATGGTAATCTGTATGAATGTTCATTTGCATTTTCACTTGACAATGATGATACTTGTGAAAGATGGTACAGAGACCAAGAAAACAACTTGAAGAGAGAAATCAACCACATATCCGGTCTTTATGATTGCTCACTTGTCACAAGAGCAGCATACCCAACCACATCATGTTCAGCAAGAGCAGAAGAAGTACTCCTTAAAGAGGAGGAAGTAACAAAGGTGATGGACACCTTAGACAATGAAATTGAGGCATTATGAATAGTGTAGATTTAATAGAAAAAAAGGAACTTCTCAAAAATGAAATGAGGGAAATCACTTCCTTATGCAGAAAGGAAATCCGAATGATGAATGAGGAAGAGAATACCCTTTTCAATCAAAAGAAGTCAGAAATACAAAACATCAATGAAGAATTGAGAAAATTGTCCGAAGAGACAGAAATACAGAATGATATAACAAAACAAACTAAAACAATGGAAAAAAAGAATTTCAGCTTAGTTAAAGCAATAAGAAGTGTAGCCAACAACCAACCACTTGATGAGTTCAACCAGAGTGTTGTAAATGCTGGTATGGATGAAATGAGAGCTACCGGTAATTCATTCCAAGGTCAATTGGTACTCCCTACCGAACAGCGAGCAGTCGATGTAGCCACTGAGGGAACCGATGTAGTTGCAACCGATATTTGGAATGTGATGGAAGCAATACACAACAAATCAGTTATGGCTCAGTTGGGTTGTAACATTATCACCAACTTGGTAAATGATGTTCAAATCCCAGTTATCAGCACTATTAACTGTTCTTGGGAAGGTGAGACTGCAACCCACGCCGATGACACTGCAACATTCAGTTCAGTGAAACTCTCCCCAAAGAGACTTTCTTGTGTTGTTCCTATTTCGAAAATGCTCTTGCAGCAAGACAGCACTGGAGTTGAGAGTGCAATCAGAAATGAAATCACCAAGGCTATTATGGGAAAACTCGAAGCTACCATTTTTGGTAATGCTCAGGGTACCGCTACCCAACCTGAAGGTATTTTCTACAATGGTGGTTCTGCATTGACCACAGTTGCTAATTTTGCAGACATTTGCTCACTTGAAGCTAACCTTGATGGTGTAGAGAACTATGGTGAGAAGAAATATTTGATGGGTACTTCTGCAAAGGCTACTTTGAGAGGAACTCAGAAAGGTTCAGGTACTGGTTTCATTTTCGAAAATGGTGAAATCGATGGTACTAAAACCGAAGTTACCGGTTTTGTCGGTGCAAACAACATCGCCTATGGTGACTGGTCTAACTTGGTAATCGGTCTTTGGAGTGGTCTTGACATTGTGGTCGATAACTTCACACTTGCTTCAAGTGGTTGTGTAAGACTCATAGTCAATTTCTACTGTGACTGCAAACTTGCAAGAACCGGTTCTATCGCTCTTGCTACTGTCTAACATACAATAAACTAAACTACTGCATGAATTACATAACTTTAAATCAAATTAAAAGTCACTTACACATAGACTCTGACTTCACAGCAGATGACAATTTGCTTACAATGTATGGTGATGTTGCAGAAGCAGTAGTTCAGCGACACCTATGTATTCTACTTTCAGAACTTGTTGATGGTGGTGGAGTTCTTCCACCACCTATCCAACAGGCAATCCTTTTCTATGTCGGTAATCTATACAATGCAAGGGAGAGTGTTTCATTTGGAACAACCCCACAAAACATACCATTCACATATGGGTACCTGTTAGACCTTTACAAGAACTACTCTGACACTACATCAGATGAGTTTATTGAGTCCGCCCTCGACAGGTTAGCACAAGCAACATTTTTGTCTGACACTCCAGAAGAAGAAAGACTTGCACCAATCGGTGATGTTGCAATATCCACTGAAGACAGAGCAATCCAGCATTTGGCTGAGAACACCACTGTCGATGAGAATGGTTTCCATGTCACAGTTGACAGGATATGATAGCAGGCATACTTAAAGAGGTAATCACCATAAAGAGGGCAGCAATAGTAAAGAATGAATTTGGTGAGCAAGTAGAGACTTGGAGTGATGTGACAACAACCAGAGCTTATGTGAAGCAGTCTTCGAGTCAGAGAAGTGAAGAAAATGGAGAAATCACATATAACTTCATCAAGGAGTTTCGAGTGAGGATTTATGTAGATGTCCAACCTTATGACATAATCATTTGGAATGGTCAGAGATACAGAATACTCAGTATTGACAAACAGAAAGACTTGCAACAGATAACACTACAAACAGAACTTATCAATGAGTGAATTTAACATCGAGACAGATGCAGTTGAAGTGATGGATAAATTTCGAAAATTCACTGCAAAGGAAATGAAAAAGTGTCTCACAAGTGCAGTTAGGAGTGGTGGTAGACAACTTGTCAAAGAGACCAAGAACACACTCAAAAAAAGTGTCATGAACACCAACAAACACAATCCCAAGTATAATGACACACTCCAACAAGGTGTGAGAATGACAAGGGTATATGTTGGTAAAGATGGTGTAATCGCCACCAAGGTAAGGATTGACTCCAACTACAAGTCAGGCAGTGGTTCTTTCAGATTGATGATACTCGAAAAGGGTAACTACAAGACAAGACCCAGGTACGCCTACAAAAGGACTCCTAACCACAAACTCGCCCACAGAGGTAATGTGAGAGCATACAACTTCTTTCAAAGTGCAAGAGACATGTTCCTTTCTCAGTACAATAAGATATTTATACAAAACTTAAACAAAAGCATCAACAGGATAAACAATAAAAAGTTCGAAGGAAAATGATAGACAGTTTGAAAGTCGGTAAGATAGTGTATAGTAAGATTGGAAGTCTTGTGAATAACAGATGTTATCCTTTGATAGCTGAGAATGGTACAACATACCCATTCATAATATATCAGAGAGACTCTCTTGACTCGATGTTCTGTAAGGATGGAGTATATGAGGATGAAGTGAATGTGAGTGTCAGAGTTGTAACCGACAGTTACAATGCAGGAATTGACCTTGCACAGAGTGTGAGGGAAGCAATGACATTCAACAACTATACAATTGAAGATGGTGGTACATATACATCATTGATGGTACAAGCCGATGAGGAATTCAACAATGATGCATATATACAGACCTTGATATTCAGAATTACAATAAATAACTAAATATTAGAAAGATGGCAAACACAATAATCAAAGGTAACAACCTTATGCTGTTCGACCAAGATGGTCATTCAATCGCCTATGCAACCAACCACAGTCTCACTTTGAGTGGTGACACACAGGACATCAGTTCGAAAGACCATGGTGTATGGGGTGCAACTTCTGTGTTAAAGGTCAATTGGGAGATTACTTCTGAGAACCTTTATACCACTGAGGACTTCGACAAACTCTTTGACACTATGATTGCTCGCCAACCAATCGATGTCTTCTTTGGTTTGAAAGCAGAAGCCGATGATGGTAAGACAGTTGTAGATGGTGACTATCCTTATTGGACCAGTTCAGTTGGTTCTTATACCGGTAAAGCAATCATAACTTCTTTGAGTGCAAATGCACCTAATGGTGAGAATGCAACTCTCAGTGTCACTATGACCGGTGTGGGTTCAATCAGAAGAACTGAAGCAGAAGAGGGTGGTGGTGAAGAAGAAGGTGGTGAGACACCAAGTGGTGGTGAGACACCAAGTGGTGGTGAGACACCAGCTAATCCAACAGACCCAAGCAATCCTTAATGAGTTATAGAATGGGTGGGTAATCCCACCCATTTTAACTAAATAAAAAACAAAGATATGAAAGTAGAGATTAACAACAAGGAAATAGAATTAAGATACACATTCAGGGCTTATATGATATTCGAGCAGATTACTGACCATTCATTCATGGGAAATAATCTCTCTGATTTCATAACCTTTTTTTACTCAGTCTTGATGGCTTCCGACAGAGAACTTGCAATTGACTTTGATAATTTCATAGAGTGGTTGGATGAGAACCCAGACAAACTTAATGAATTTACAGAATGGATGATAGCAAACACAAAAAAGCAGAGTGAGTTATCAAGTAAGAAGGAAGTAAAGGAAGAGAAAAAGGAAAGTGGTTCAAAAAAAAAGTAGTCCATCATCTGTTTAGACTCCTTTGTTTCCAGCATCACATCATCAGTGTTGACTACTTTATGGACAAGTTGAATGACTATGAGATTGACTCCATATTAGAGAACTTGCAATATGATGATGTAAATAGTTGGGAACAGACAAGGTTAAAGATTTATTCCACTGCACAGATGATGAGCAAAAAACAGCTAACACCACAAGACCTGATGAAGTTTCCTTGGGAGGAAAAGGAAGAGGAACACAAGACTTCTATCACTAATGAAGAGATAGAGGATTTGGAAAAGAAAGCAAGAACAATACAAAAAAAGGTTTATGGCAAGTAAATATTCTGTCAGATTGACAGCAGACACCAAACAACATGACCAAGCCCTTAAAAAGAGTGCAAATGAAGTCTATAAGTACAAACAGAAAGTTGAAAAAGCCAAAGGTGGAGTGATGCAGTTCGCCGGTGAAATTGCAGCAGCAGTAATCACTATAGAGACATTCAAAAAGATAATGAATTCGACCGAAAGAACCACTGACATTTTCGGTAGTGCAATGGAACAAGCAAAAGCAGCTGCAACAGGTTTCTTCTCCACTATAGCAAATGGTAATATCGGTGGTTTCATTGAGTCACTCAAAGACCTTACCAAGAATGCAAAGGAAGCTTATGATGCACTTGACGCTCTCGGTACTGACAAGATGTGGGGTAACAGGAGACTTGCATCATTAGATGCTCAGTTAGCAGAAGCAAAACTCGCCAATGACACAAAGAAAATCAATGTACTACTCAGAGAAAGAGAGTCCATTATCAAGAACCTTGAAGGTAAGACAAAGGAAGCAGCATTCAGTTCTCTTATAAATGAAATTGGAAAGGTTGATAACACCTTCAATCATCAGTTAGCAAAGAGACTCCAAAGTCTTGACAAAAATGATATGGAACAGATAATGTACAATCTTGGTAGAGTTGGTTCAACAGAAGATTTGAATAAACTAATCAAGAGATATTTCCAACAGAACAAGCAATATATCGGTTATGACTCTTTTGGAAATATGAACAACAATAAACAGACTGTCATTTATGAGTTTTACAAACAACTAAACAACATCGAAGAGTCACAACTTCAAGCAATACTCGCCTTGATGGAAGACGCTGACAGACTCAGCAAGGAGAATGTAAGAATAGCAAACAGATATGGTGAGAAAACTTCATCGAGTTCAACAAAGACACCGAAGAGAGACAACACAAAGATAGACAGAATATCCAACCGAAAATACATTCAGTCAATCTTTGATGGTTTAAGTGAAGTCGAGCCTGAACTTGATGAATTTGGTGATATAGTCTATGAGAAGATGGAACTACCACTTGAAAGAGTGGGTGTTGCATTGGAAGATGTACTTGAAGCAGCAAAGCAATATCCATCTGAATATGTCTCTATCATAGAGAGTGCAGAGGAACACGCCCAGAGACTTCAAGATGTCTTTGAACTTCAACTATCGACCATCGACTCTATGAGTTCTGCATTCCAGACACTTGGTAACACATTTGATATGCCAGGTCTAAGTGCAGCAGGAATAATCGGTCAGGCAATAGCAAACATCATCAAAGGTTATTCGGAAGCATCAGCACAGAGTGCAACCGCCGGACCTTGGGCATGGGTAGCATTCACAGCAGCTGGACTTGCAGAGGTAGCAAGTGTAATATCTCAGATACATTCACTCAGTGGATTTGCAAATGGTGGTATCATCGGAGGTAACACAACCATCGGAGACCACAACCTTGCAAGAGTAAATGCTGGTGAAATGATACTCAACACTAGGGAGCAGAACAGACTTTGGAGAGTCTTAAATGGAACAGACAGTTTATCAATGAACAACATAAATGGTGCATCGGTCACTTTTAAAATAAAAGGTAGTGACTTGGTTGGTACCATCGACAACTATAATCAAAAAACAAGGAGAGTCAGATAATGTTATACTCAGGTTATTTTCGAAATATAGACACAACCAATGACCCAAAAGGTCAGTTGTACAAAGTGGAAGTCTTCACTGATGGAGTACTTTACACCTATAATTCTCTTAATATACCACAGGAGCGGGAACTATTATTGTCTGACTCTCCTTTTGTTGTTGAGTATGACTCGGATGACAACAAATACAAGAGTTATAAGGGTAGTACTGCATCAATCGGAATTATGATGGAGAACTATGGTTTCATTTCGAAAGGGAAATGTGACATCTTTGTGAGACTACTCAAATACAAGAATGATGTTGTTTTACATGACAACTACTACTATAACACAACCACCCAACAATATCTCTATAAGAAACACATAGCCAACAGGTATATGTTTGTACCAGCAGAAGTTGATAGTTTCTGTTATGAGGTTGAATGGGTTGGTTATGCAACACCACAGGTCTATTCTCAGGACTACACAAGAATACAAGAAGAGTATACACTCGAATGTCAGGATGTTTTGACTACACTTCAATACTTTGAGTATAACTCAACAAAGAAAGGAACTACTTCATTCAAAGACTCTATTACTGAAGCACTCAACACACTACCTATCCAACCAATCAACAACATCTATATAACAAACACAAAGAGATTACCTAATAATTCAGCACTTATAACAACACTTAAAACAATAAATGACAATTGGATAGATGAGAGTTATGAGAGAAACAACTGTCTTGATGTGATAGACAACTTGATGTCTTATCTCGGTTTGACTATCATCCAACACAAAGACAACTTCTATATCACTACACCTGATGCAATAGCAAGTGGAATGAAGTTTTATTACAAGTATGACATCAGACCACTGACAATTGGAGGAAGTACTTCAATTGGTAGTGGTGGTATTGTTCCAGTAATCAACTTTCCTAACATTGGTTGGTATCTCTTAGGAAAAGACATTGAAATTTCCGATGGGGAGTTAGCTACCAATGAGACAAAGATTGGAACTACAAACACATATAAGAAAGCAGTCATCACAACAGATGAGTTCTATGACTCAAATTTGATAACCGACATAGACAATGATGACATACTCGAAGAGAGGTTCAGATGGGATGATATAGTGACTTATCTTAAAGTTGAAAGTGTCGATAGAAACTATTTAAGTCACCAATACCCATATAACTACAATACAATACCAGCAACAGGTCACTATTCCGGTTCTTGTTTTGACATTCTCGAAAATGATGTAGCAGACACCAACAATGCTTCATTAACTCAGTACTACTACCAAAGAGACACTGAGAGTACAACAGACAGTGGTTATTCTGTACAGAACTTCACAACAGTAGCAGCACCAGTCAATGCAACTGATATGTTCAACAAAGTTGGTTGTTCAATAGTTGATTTTTCTGCAACAGACATAGTTGATAATACAGTACAAGGATTTTTGGAGTCTTACTCAGGACAGAGAGCTTGGTTATTCCATAATACATATGCCCAAGTCGGAGCTGGAGCAGCTTGGGAACTCGGTGTAGTTCCACTTATGTTAGACCCAACCAAGATACAGAACCCATCTAACTCACAGACTGTGTTATCATTTAAGTCCAAGAAAGTATTTATGAGAGCAAACCAGTCCATCAACATAACAGGTAACTTGGAGTTCTTTCAGACTGTCAGACTACCACTTCCATCAGGATGGAGTGTCGAACAACTTAAAGCACATAAACCATATATGTTTGTTTGGTGCAGACTTAAAGTACATAGTGACCGATACAACACTGACTACTATGTGACAAATACAACCACAGGTTACTCTTGGACTAATACAGACACTTGGTTCAAACTTTGGTATGACAACTATATTACATCAAATTCTATGATGGCTTTCGAAAATGTGTTCTCTTTCAACAAGAACACAAGGGGAGCAGAGGGTACTTGTATAGAACTTCCAAGTGTATTTGATGGAGGTGAATACCAACAGATAGAACTTGACATCAAAAGACCTTGGGGTTGTGGTAGAGAGACACTACATACAGATGAAGAACACTTCTATCCAGCCCAGTATACTGTGATGACCAACTTCAAAGTCAATGTCATTGATACATCAGAGACAGTATACAGATTTGAAGCAGAGGAAAACAACCAGTTCAAAGTAAATGTCAATGACCTTGGTGTTGATGATTTCGAAACTTCACTTCTTGTTAGCAGTGACTACTACAAGAACACTTCAAAAGCAACTGTAATCGGACTACCTGATGATTTGTGTATAGATGACAGAGCAACCGGTTCAAGTTTGTTCCCAGAAGCCAACTATATCTTGAACATAGAGAAGAGTTATGCAACTTCCAAGTTGAGACTCGATGTCTCACTTCCTTATGAAGTTTCACCGGTTGATAGAGTGACTTGGGCAACTCAGTTGGTAAACAAGAATTTCAGTATAGACCAAATGAGTATAGACTACGCTTACAATAGATACAATCTTTCACTGATAGAATGTACTCTCGATGAAGTCAATGCTGAAATATTCAGTGAAAAGAGAGCAAAGAATTTCAGAAGAAATGGTGACAATCTCTATAATCCACTTCCAAAGAGAAACAAGAAGAGAGTAGAGAACCCTGAAGAGAACCCTGAGTATGATGCAACATTCAATGTTACAAGTAACAGAGTCCAACTCTCAACAGAGTCTGATACACTATTAAAACACTTGTTCTTTGAACCAACAAATGTCATTGAACTTTTAGCAACCAATCCCGACTATACAGATGTCACTTATCAAATAAACAACAGAGGAGAATTAATAATAACTTACAATATATGAGTCAGATACAATATAATTTAGGGAGAGTTCTCCCATCATTCAAGGGAAACTATAATGCAAGTACAACATATCTACCATTCGATATTGTCTATTACTTGGGTAGTTCCTATGTCTGCAAACAGAATGCACTGAACATAGTACCAACAAACACACTATACTGGCAGATAGTTGCAATGAAAGGTGAGTTAAGTCCTACTTTGTCAACCGAACAGGAAGCAAGTATCATCAACCAAATTGAGCAGTCGAGTAACTTTGTTGTCGATGCTGACTATGTTCATACAGACAACAACTTCTCAGATGTGTATAAGAATGCAGTTGAAAACCTACCCTCACAGATTGGTAGTGGTGTAGTTAGTATTATGAGAAACAACACATTGGTTGGTTCTTTTGATGTCAATAGTACTTCCAACCATTCAATCAACATCCAAGTACCTACTTCAATTTCTGAACTGACCGGTGATGATGTGTTTCTTAGATTACCATACTTTCAAACAAACAACAGTACTGTCTTTGATATTCCATTTGCAAAACCAGGTGTCTTCTACTACTCAACAGTGAATATAGACAAACTAAATGTCACTGAAGTACCTACTTTGGGTGAGTCATTCAAGAGTCAGCCGACAATCATTGAATTTACAACCGGAAGTTCGATTACAATCAACTTACCTGACAGTTTGTTTTATGACTTTGACCCAGGTACTTTAATGAACATAGTACAACCAGATGGACATTATAGATTTACTATAGAATACAATGTACTGAGAATACAACAGATATACAAAATATAATTTAAAATATGGCAACATACAATTTAGGTAGAATTCTCCCAGTGTTCAAGGGAGCATTTAACTCAGAAGAGAGTTACAACAGACTCGATGTAGTGTATGTGAGTTCTTATGGTTCTTATGTCTGTAACACAGATAAAACAACCACTTCTCCTGTTGATGACTCTGAGAATTGGGTATTGTTGAACAGAGACATTAGCAATGCTCAGGCTTGGGAAGAGTTTGTTCAAGCAGAAGCACAGAGAGACACCATAGTCAACAACTTAGTAACTAATGGACAGTCTCAGATTGATGACTTCTTAGAGGATGCTACTATCAGAGTCAATAACACCATTAGTGGTGCTGAAGGTGAGATGGTCCAGATTGGTCAAGAATGGGACACTTTGAAGGGTGAAATGGAACAATATGGTGGTGATGTGTCTGAGATACAGAGAGACTTGAACACCCACACAAGTAACACTGACATCCATGTGACAGCAGCTGACAAGGCAAGATGGGATGCTGGTTCCGGTAGTGATTTCAGTGGTAGTTACAATGACTTGACTGACAAACCAACCATTCCAACTAAGACAAGTGACCTTACCAATGACTCTAACTTTGTAGTTGGTTCAACACTTGCAACAGTAGCAACAACCGGTTCTTACAATGACTTGACTGACAAACCAACCATTTCGACAGTGAATGATGCAACAATCACAATCACTCAGGGAGGTACAACAAAAGGAACTTTCACACTTAACCAATCATCAAATGCAACAATAGACATTGATGCTGGAGGTGGTAGTACAAGAGACACTTGGTATGGAAGTCAGGCACAGTTCGATGCAATTCCCGAAAACCAACTCGATGAGAACACTGACTACTACATCAGTGGTAATGTCCAATGGGATGAGATTGCAGGAAAACCAATCATTCCGACAAGAGTTTCACAACTTGAAAATGACAGTGAGTATACAACAATCTCAACAGTGAGAAAAGAGGTTTTCAAAGGATTAAAACTTTTTGAAGAACATATTCAGTATGTAACTCAGTCAGAATATGACTCAATGGAACAAGCAGGTACTCTCAAACCAGATGTGACATACTTCATCCAAGACAGCACCGACAACACTATTCAGATGGATGTTGTCTTTTCAGACAATACCACAGCAACATACAATGTGTATATAAACAATTAAAATATAGAGAATTATGATTACAAGAAATTATTTTAAAGTTGTTAGAGTCTTCCCTGACCCAAGTGATTACTTCTACATCAAGAATGAGTCATTAGAAGAAAACCAAGTAGGTATGTTTATATTTTCTCAAGAAGCATTAGAAAATATGAACCTTGAATATTCATTCAACAGAGTGAATTGGACAAGAATTAATGATAATCCATATATATACATACCGGCAGACTCATATGTATATTTAAGAAACACAAGTGGTACTTTTTCTAATCAACATGGTTCTGTTATTGCACCAAATAAAAACATAAGCATTGGAGGAGACATAAGAACACTTCTTAACTACACAGATGTAGATGGTGTTCTGACAATACCACAATATGGTTTCTCCAATTTATTTGCATTTCAGGAGAACTCGACATTAACAGATATTTCAAATCTAAGTTTTGGAGGAATAACCACAGTAGGTGACTATGGTATGAGCAATATGTTCGATGATTGTTCTTCATTGACATCTGCACCAGATATGAGTTCCATCACATCAGTCGGTGACTATGGTATGAAAAATATGTTCATTAGATGTACTTCACTGACAGTTGCACCAGACATGAGTTCTCTCACATCAGTCGGTGAGTATGGAATAGCATATATGTTTGATAGTTGTTATTCACTTACTACTGGTTCAGATTTGAGTTCTCTCACATCAGTTGGTGAATATGGATTGGTACAACTTTATAATAATTGTAACAATTTAACATCTGCATATGCACCAAATGTGAGTACTTGGAACACAAATAAAACAAATTCTTGGTTGGATAATGTTGCATCAACAGGTGTCCTTTACAAACCAGCAAACTTGACAATTCCTACCAACTACTCAAGTGGTGTCCCATCAGGTTGGACTACCCAGACCTATCCTAATGCTTAATGAACAACAAAATGAAAAGTGGTGGTGATTTCACCACCACTTTTTTATAAAATCAAAATGTTAAGATATGTTAAAATTCAATAACAAAGTACCAACAGACATTAAAATAGGAAACAAGACTGTCAAAAAGATTTTGATGAGAAATGAAGTTGTGTGGCCTGAGACACCAATGGAATACACTAAACTTGAATATATTACAAATACATATCCCTCTGGATATAGTGGTAATACAGATGTTGTCGCCGGAATAAGATTTCCAGTTCAATATACAACAGATTTTGTGATAGATTGTGAAGTTATTGGTGGAACACCTAAATATGGAGATTATGACTGTCTATTTGATTTATTCTATTTATATTATGACTCAACAGATAGACGCTATTATTATAAATCACTAAGTGGTATTCATACAAATGCATCATCCGATACTTATCAATCTTGTATATTGGATAACAGGATGACAACAAATATTTCAAATACAACTTATGCTGCAAATACCAACTATTCGATACACTGTCCAATGAGTACTTCATATGTGAATAATCAAGTGTTGTATAATGGTAGTGCAAAATCAACTTCTCATACTGTATATTTGGATATTTTACAATTTAGCATCTATAATGTTTCAAATGGTAAAGTATTTTTTCCTAAGAATACCACACAAGAGAGAAGAGGTTCCACATATAAACTAAAATCAATGAAAATATGGGATGGAAATACACTTATCTATGATTTTATTCCTGTTAAAAGAACATCAGACAATGAAATCTGTTTGTTCGATAAAGTAAGTCACACATTCTTCACAAGAAATTCAGAATGTACTTTATCATTCATTGCTGGACCAGAAGTCAATTAAGTGACAAGTAGTGATTTCACCACTTTTTTATAAAATCAAAATGTTAAGATATGTTAAAATTCAATAACAAAGTACCAACAGACATTAAAATAGGAAACAAGACTGTCGAAAAGATTTTGATGAGAAATGAAGTTGTGTGGGCCAAAATAACATCACCATTTTACATACAGAATACCTATGAAGGACAGAACACCATTTCAATAAAACTGACTAAGGTTGGTTCTGTAAGTGAGTCAAATTACGCCACCCATTTCCTTTATTCAAAGGATGGTATCAACTGGAACAACATCAATATATCTACAACTGCAACAAATATAGCACTCAGTCAAGGAGAAAGATTGTATTTGATTGGTGACAAGGGTGTTCTCAATTATCATAGTGCCCAAAGATATGCTTATACAACTATAAAGGGAAACCAGTCACACACATTGGGTGGAAATTTGAGCACTCTTCTCGACTACACAGATTTAAATGTATCACTTCCTGCAAATGCATTCCTAAATCTGTTTTCAGGTGATACTTATCTCACAAGTGCAGCAGACCTTATACTACCATCCACTGTTTCGGGTGGTTGTTATATGAATACATTTTCAGGATGCACCAGACTCACTACACCACCTACACTACCAGCAACAACACTTAAACCAAGTTGTTACCAACAGATGTTTTCCAGATGTTCAAGTCTCACCACACCACCTGCACTTCCTGCAACAACTCTTGCACCGAGTTGCTATGATGGTTTATTTAATGAATGCACAAGTCTCACCACAGCACCTGCACTTCCAGCATCCACTCTTGAAGATAGTTGTTACAGAAGTTTATTTTATAAATGTTCATCACTAACCACAGCACCGGTACTTAAAGCAACCACTCTTGTAGAAGAATGCTACCAATTTATGTACTATGGATGTTCTTCTCTCAATGAAGTCACTACCTATGCAAATAACATTTCAGCAAGTAACTGTTTGACTGAATGGTTGTATGGTGTAGCAGCAACAGGTACATTCCACAACTTAGGTACTGCAACATATCCAACCGACAGTGTATCAGGTATTCCATCAGGTTGGACTGAAGTCAAATCATAATACAATTTAACTCTTTTTAAGAAATGAAAAACAAGATAGTTTTCTGGGTTTCCTTTGTTTCTTCCATAGCCTTAATGGTCGGTGGTTTCTTTGCCCCACCAACCGGAGTCATATCAGGTAGTGTGCTGACAGCAGTCGGGGAACTATTCGCCTTTGCAGCTCTCTTTGAACTACCCAATATGTTAGATGGTAAGAAAGGAAAAGTAAGGTTTAAAAAAGGAGACACAGAAATATCAATACACCAAGAAGACAAGGATTAAATATGAGGTACTTTACAATAGAAGAACTCGAACACTCTGATACAGCAACCAAGTACAAGATTGACAACACAGCCAATGGTGAGACAAGAACCAATCTGACTAAACTTATTGAACTCTTGTTAGACCCAATCAGAACCAAATGGGGAAAACCAATCAAAGTCAACAGTGGTTACAGATGTTCCAAGTTAAACAGAATGGTCGGTGGAGTAAGTACAAGTCAGCATGTACTCGGTGAAGCAGCAGACATCACAGTCGGAAGTTCTGAAGAAAATCGAAAGCTTTTCGAAATGATAATCTCAATGAATATCTTGTTCGACCAACTCATACTTGAAGATGGTGGGAAATGGATACATATCTCATTGAAATGGAGAGTGGTGAGTAAGAACAGAAGGGAAGTACTCTTGGGTATTCGGAACTCCAAAGGTAAGATGTACTACACTAAGTATCAGAAAGACAAATGAAGTAAATGAGTGTTACTCAAAAGGTAGCACTCATTTTTTATTTTTTTCACATGCTCCCCCCTACAATTTTTTTTTCATCAACTGAGCCAAAAC